GCTTTATGCATTGCATAACCTTCAGCTCCTGCTGTAGCAACTTGAAGCATTAAACCTGTTTTACTAGGCATTACTACAGGTGGAAGACTGTTGTATCTTCTTGCTTGAGCCGCATAAGCTTCTCTTTCTTGGCTCATTAATTTTACAACATCAGTTTCGTAATCTCTTGCTGTATCTAAAAATGACATATCATATGTTCCTGCAATGTCTTGTATAATTTTATCGCCATTACCGGCATTTAAATTTAAAGCTTGTGATTGTTTTTTAATTTTTTCTTGGCTTGTTTTAAAATCTGCTACTTTTCTTTCTCTACTAGCTAATACATATTCATTGTCTATTTTTGATAAATCATTAAGATATGCTTGGTCAGAATTTTTTCTTGTTTGTGCATTTGCTAATTCTTGTCCTTTAGCGACAGCTCGTTGACTTCTATATCCTTGTACTGCTGTAGCTATTTTTAAGCCGGCAGTTATTGCCGATACTGCATCACACATAGTTAATTATTTGTCTCCTTCATCATTAATAAAAATGGCATCTTACCAAAACCATAATCACCTATTTCTTGTCTTGGTTCAAAACCTAAATACTGAAGCCATTTAAGTGACTTCCAATTTCTTTTGTCTACAAAGTTATAAAGATATTTATAACCTTGACCCATCTCATTTATCCAGTGTGGACATTCTTTAATAAATTGTTTTGTATGTTTAAACAATGTTTCACTAGACAACATCCATGCTACACCATAATCAGGCTCAGCACATTTAGCCACTCCAAACATACCTATAACACCTTCTGACTGTGTTCCTATAATACTATAAACTTTACCATTAGGTTCCGTAAATGGAAACACTAATGCTTCTAAAGGTGATGAATTATTAGAAGCTCTAATTTCTGCTCTATCATCTTTACGTATTCTAGGTGCTAACTCTAAAGCATCTTTTAGTATAGCGGGTCTAACGTAATTTTCTCTGGTCATTTAAATCCTTTGTGAACGATTGTGATAATAACCCTCTACTTCTGCACTAGCAATATACATTGGCAAATGTGAAGAGCTTTTAATATCTAATGTAAAATCTGTGTTTCTACATGAAACGGGTACCTTAATGGTTCCTGAACTAATTGCAGGTACCCCAACTTTACTTGTTGATGTACCAATAACATAACCATTCATAAATGAATAACTTGTGCTTCTACCATTAGGTGTTACTTCAATTTGAAAATATCCTGAATTTTCATAATTAAAAGATATGTTTCTAATTTGATAACGACCTGAAGTAATAGCTACTAAACCTCTACCAGAGCTTTCTCTAACATATTGTTGAGACATAGTGTATTTACTTTCAAAAGGTATTCCAATGTATAAATTAGTGTGGTCACCTTCTAAAGTGTAGGTTGCACCACTTGTATTAGTTACAGCATAGTTATTACCGTTAGTAGCATCAACAGCTATTAAACCTGTTTTAACACCATATGGTGATGTAAAAGTAGTTAAATTAGTATTACTGTCATATGTACCAGTAACGTTTGTTTTTAAATCTAAATATACACCAAAACCTATAGTTGTATCTTTTAAATTTCTTAAATCTATTTTAATTAATTTTGTGTTAGTTCCTTCTACAACCATTAAATAAATAAAACTTTCAAAAGACATACCACCTAATATCTTAGCATTATTAAATATCCATTTAGACCATGCCGTTTGTACTTTTTCACCTCTATCAAAAAAGTATTTATAGATAAACATAGTACCACCATTAGTAGATGTTATATCAGTACCTGTTGTATAAGGTGCTGTTTGTGTATCTGCTGTGTCTGAAGCTAATGCTATTAATGTATCTTCTGTAGTGTTACTAATTAATTGATAAGCATTAGTTGGGACTAAATTTTGTACTGATACAGTAATGTCTAATCCATCATTTGTTAAGGTATCATCATCTGCAAAGTATTCTCTTATTGCTGTGTTATTATTTCTTGCTTGACAAAAATATGCAAATTTACCTGCTGATACAGGTTTAACGCTGTTGTCAAATTCAAATGCAGATACTTCATTAAGAACAGCAGTTGTAGGTGATATGCTTTCACCCACACTTCCTAATTTGTATTGTGCTTTTTCTGAAAACAATAATAAACTTTCATTAAATGCAACACTATCAAACAATGTGTTAACTTCAGAACCTGAAGCCGCTATATCAATAGGGTCAGTATCTAAAACTTGTGTTACAGTTTTTGAAAAGAAATTAAAAAATTCTGCATTTTCTGTAAAGATTAAATTATCTCTAGCTAATACACCTAATCTGTTTTTATAAAACAATAAATTATTTATTTTATTATTTACAAAACTAGGGTTTGCATTAGTAATACCATCTCCACATGTTCTATCAGTCCAATCTATTTCTTGAAATGTAAATGTACCATCATTATTATTGATTAATGCGTGTGGCATTGTAGAGTTATCTAAACCTAAACTAACACCTTGTCCTATAGTTTCTTTCCAAACACCATCAGTTTGATATTTAACATAATAATCAGATAATGTATCTCCTTCATCACCTGTTACTTTTATAATACTGTCAGTACTTGCATGATAAGGTAATTTTGTAAAATCAGATATTTCATCTCTAACAGAATACATTCCTGTGTTTCCAGAACCATCTGTTGTTTCTACTGTATAGTTTGCATTTCCGTCTGTAGACACTCCTCTAATTACTGAAGGAAAAAGTGTCATAGTAAAATAATTAGTGACACCAGAATAAGTCCCCAATCCTTGAGTTGTACTTAAAGTAGCTCCAGTATCTTCTCTAGTTAATTTAAATGAAGCATCTGATGACGCATCAAAATATGTACTAGAAGTACCTTTAAATAAAATATCTGCTACATGTGAAGTATCTCTAAATACAGCATCATGGTTTAAATTACTTCCTGTAGGCATTTGCAATGATGATTTAATTGCATATGACATATTAGGATGTTGTACTGTTACAGCATATTCTCTACCATAGTTAGTAGTTACAACATTAATATAAAATTCTTCTATCTTTGAAGCAGTAGTAGTAGTGTCTGCTAAAACTGTTTTTGATTTATTAGCAATAAAAGTGTAGTCAGCAATGTTAACTAATTTAAAATCTGATTTAGGATTACTAGAAGTTAAATAACTAGAACCACTTGCTATAGTAACAGGTAATGAATTACCATCTAAATCCCAAACTTTGACACCACCGTTATAAAATGCAACCATATATTGATTTTCTTTATCTCTTTGTATAGACCAAAATTTAGTAGTATTTGGAAATACATTGGTAGCATCTAAAGTTGCTATATAATCAAATGATGGTCTTTTAGATAAACCATCTACAATATTGTTTTGTAAATTTACCTGTTCTTCTCCTTGATTAATACCTCTTTGCGTTGGTGTTTGCTGTGAGATACCATTCAGAAAATTAGGAATACTCTGTGATACTACACCACCCATTAATAAGTCCTTCTAGTTGGTCTATTAATTATTGAATAAGTATTACTATCACCTTCTAACATATTAACATCAGCTTCTTGACTATCAGCTTGATGAAATGCCATTAGTGCTTCATTTTCATCATTAGCAATTAATTTAACAATTTCACTATCACCAAGAAATCTTGAAGCAAATCTTCTTGATGCTTTTTGTGTAATGTATTGTCTTGCGTATTCTGGAAGTTGTTCAAACTGTTGTACTAAAACTAAATCTACTTCTTTAGGTACTTCAGTAAACACATCTGTATGTTTTTCTAAATTGTATAAGAAACCATTTCTAATTGTTAAATTTAAATATCTAAAGTTTTTACTAGCGTCAGCTTTAACGCAGTTTGCAGGTAGGGGAATTTTATTATCTTGGTCTAATGATAATGATGTGTATTTTTCATGTGTATTAAAATGCCATCCTTGAGATTGAATTGACATAGAAGTTTCATCTAAAATATTTTTTGCTGTAGAGACATCAACTGATGTAGTGCCTGTAATTGAGTTAACTGGAGCTTCACCGATAACAGACAACATAATGTTTATCGCTTGTAACTCAGTTGTTGGTGTAATTTGTGTAGTCATAATCTCCTATAATATTAAATAGAAATGGCGGGTTAACTCTCGCGCTCCCGCCACTTCAAGATTAAAGTTAAGCTATTACGCTTCTTTAATTCCTACAGCCGCTTCAGGTCTTAATACTCCGTGACCCATAGCGTACTTAGCTACCATTAGGGTACCTTGTCTTCTTATATCATATTCGCTTTCAACAGCTAAATCCATAAGTTTTACAGTACCTACAGCAGAAGGATGAGATACCAAACATACGTAGTTTGATAAGTCAACAGCTTGAGGGTTTGAAC